CCATCACAAATCATGTCCTCACGGAACATGTAGTTGACAAAGTTTGGTTTGTATGATAAATGTGTAGCAATCTTCAAAAAGCACTCGCCAATGTAATTTGGTACACGAGGACGAGGATCCTCTGCCTCACGTGCCTTAATGACAGAATTACGATAGATAGTAATTGCTTCTAGAAACTCTTTATTGTTGACGTAATATTCAGTCTTCTTTTTCATTCTAGGCATGTCTGCTCCCTTAAGTATAGGTGAAAATGACCAGATTGTCAAGGGGGCTTGACAACCCCCGACAAACGCAGTAGACTAACTCTGTTAGGGGTTCAAGGATGAGTCTAGCTTCTTTTATATAGATCTTCTAGATCTTGTTTTGTTTTATTCACGGAACCTAAGTGTCCCATATCACGAGTAAATGGGTGTGGAATTTGAGATTCCTTGAATTGAGTTAACTCAACAGCATGTCTCTCAACAGATTGAGTATAGAAGTTTTGAATATTAACATCCTCAACCTCAGTCATAGTAAGAACATGTTTCTTAGGAAGAACAAACATATGATCAAAGGTAGAATGAATCCATTCATTTAAAGAAAATCCTGCTACTCTTATATTCTTTTTAGTAGCATCTATTCTACTGACAGACATAGGACTTTCAAGCACAAGACTATCATCATCTGGCATGTAAGAAACTTTAGATATAAGTTCTTCACCAGTAATTAATTTAATTGTTGCTATAAAATCTGGTTCCATTAGTCTACCTTTAGATTTATTTTAATAACTTCATACTTAAAATTTTCTCCATTGTATATGTTTACTCTTTCGTTAAGATGTTTTAAAGTATAGTTCTGTCCACCAATATCATCAGCGATATCGTAGAGTGTAGCTATATCTTTTCCTTCACCTCTTCTAAGGACACGCCCAATGGATTGGAGGTTTCTAATTCTTGATTTACTGGGGCTTGCGAACACGATATTGTGAAGACGCTTAATATTGATACCAGTACTAAAAGTCCCAAAGGACGCGATAATGATTGCATTGTTCTCCTGTTCTGTAAGTTGACGTACTTCTTCACGATCTTCCACTTCAGTGCCACCGTGAACGAAAAAGATCTTACGATCCTTATCTATAGAATTATTTATGATTTCAAATAATGGTTCTCCATGCTTCTCGATATAATTAAAGAGCACAAGAGTATTGCCATCTAGATCTCGAACGAGATTTTTAATCAAATTATTTCTTCCTCGATGGCCTACTATGTAATCTATCTCATCTTGATATGTCTCGAAATGCTGAGGAGCATGTTGACAAAATAGTATTTTAATTCTAAACTTACTAAGATAGCCTGACTTAATAAGATCATCTGTCTTGGTTACTCTATCACATGATCCAAATAGACCTTCTAGTACCCACTTGTGAGTCTTACTACCATCTAGTGTACCAGTAAAACCAAATCTATATTTAGCATTATGCAACTTAGTCATGATGCCAGTCAATGATTTACTCTTGAATAGATGTGCTTCATCACCTATGACACAATCTATATCATCAAAATATCTCTTGGGGAATTTATAAATGGATTGCCAAGTTGATATAATAATATTTTTATCTGTATTCTTATCCTTACCACCATATATCTTATGAATAAAGTCCTCAGCATTCCATCCGTAGTCAACGAAGTCGTTGACCATTTGCTCAACAAGGGAAGTAGTTGGGACGATTATAAGTATCTTCTTGGAGGTGGCAGCATAGTATCTGACGAGGGAGTAGATCATAAGAGACTTCCCAGATCCCGTAGGAGATAATAACAACTTACGATTATTCTTTAAAGCCTCGTAGACTGCTTTGTATTGGTAGTCACGAGGTTTTATATTGCAAATTTTATCCATGAAATGTTTAACACCAGGTGGTGTAACAAAATCATTATCCTCAACTATATCACCATACCACTCATCAGGTGCATGATAGATTTTATACTCACGTTCATCAGCCCATGTCTGGAGATGATCTATCAATCCACAATACAATGCACCAGTACCAGGAGAATACAAACGTATAGTACCATCCCAATGTCTGTATCTAGGATTCTTTTTTAAATACTTTGCTTCAGGAACTTCAAATGTAAAGTAGTCTGCTAGTTCCCTATGGACATGTTCTTCCTCAGAATGAACTGTAACATATACTTCATTCTTTTTCTTTACAAAGAGGTTTGTCATTATTGTCCATTAATAAATTTCTCCCACTCAATAGCACTCTTGACTTGGAAACCTCTGTTTGAAATTTGACGCATGACTTGATCGAGCCAATAAAGCATTTGATCTAAGTACTTAATCTTCGCTTCTAGATTGATGATTTCATCATCAGAGTCTAGATAAACTCTCATCTTTTCAGATGTCTTGATACTATTGCCGAATGGTTTCTCGGCATATATCCTTGCGTCAGCCTCTCCTCCATAATACTCACGCTTCTCCTTCACAAGTTTGCGAACTTCAAATTCTAACGAGGTTTTAATCTGAGATATATCGGTATAGTGGTTTAAGTATTTATTATGGCAGAAAGGTATGTCCAGAGCAACCTGAGCTAGGTCAGCACTGTATTGTTTGTTCTTAAACTGAAAGTCTACATGACTATCTTCTGTCCATTCTTCTCTCAGTTTTTCAAATTTATTACGAAGGGATTCAAAGTTCATACTAATTCTAATTTCCCAAATGATTTTGAATTTAATCTTTTCTTGATTAGTTTACCATAGTCTTCATGTAGTTCACAACCAATATAATTTCTACCAAGAGTCTTGGCCACTATAGCAGTTGTTCCAGATCCCATGAAAGGATCTAACACTACATCACCTTTCTCACTACCAGCAAGAATACATGGCTCAATGAGTTCTTCAGGGAACACAGCAAAATGTGCTCCCTTATATGGTTTAGTTACTACCTTCCATACAGATCTCTTATTTCTTTTATCATAGACCATCTTACGTGGCCTAGTTAAACCAGAGAATTGATTATTAGTATCCTTGGTGTTATTCATATTGATTGGTGTATTACCACCCCATCTTTCACCTACTGCTTGCTCTTTGATTGCTTCGTGATCATAGTAATACTTTCTATTCTTACTCAACAGGAAGATATATTCATGTGCCTTAGTACATCTATCCTTAACACTCTCAGGCATAGGATTAGGCTTGTGCCATATTATATCTTGTCTTAGATACCACCCATCTGCTCTTAATGCAAATGCAAGCATCCAAGGAATACCAATTAAATCTTTTTCTTTGAGTCCGTCAAGTTTGTTTCCTCTGCGAGGACACACATCTGGTAGGTCTTGTCTAGTATTTGAGACTGTCTGTTTTGCCAGTCTTTGTCCCCTTCCAGGTCTGTAATTATAGTAACTATCGCCAATATTAACCCAACAAGTTCCATCATCTGTGAGCACATTACGCACCTCCCTGAATACCTTTACTAAGTTATCTATGTATTCTTCAGGTGATTGTTCTTGTCCGATTTGATTCTCTTCATTACCATAGTTCCTAAGACCATAATAAGGCGGTGATGTTACACACATCCTCGCCTTACCTGTAAATTCTTTTAATGTCTCACGGCAATCGCCAAATAATATAGTGTCTTGGATCATGTAAGTTGATGAAGATTCTTATCACGTATAAAGAATTGTTGATGTTTGAATGTTACTTCAGCAGTCATGTATTCTATATCAGTCATTCTAGCATCAAATTGCATATTGGTCAATGAGATAGGAAATATGTTTCTAAACTCTACTATAAATGCTGGCTGGTACTGAGAAGTTACTATTTGTAATTGTGCATTACTATACTCTTCTTCCTTTGGAGTATCTGCATCATCATCTGCTCTACCATTTTGACGCATCCATTTATGAATGGAATAGTAATTCTTCATGTCCTCATCAATAATGAATGATACATTGAAATCACCAAAGGTTACACCACCACCAGGTATGATAGGAAGATTCCTAAACCTAGTAGGAACTTCAGTTACAGGCATACTTATATCAGGAATGTTTGCGGCCTGACAAAAGAAATCAACACCAGCAAATTTATCCACCTTAAGAAGATAACCAATAGGATTCAAAAAATTCCTATTAGTCGGTTGTTCTTTATACCATTCTGCTCCACCTACAGGCATGTCAACTTCCCAAGCTACTTAGTATTTATTACACCAACAGGTTTCTCTAGTTCAACTCTCAACTTATCTATCCTTCTTTGTAATTTTTCGTACTGTCTTACACTACATGCTGCTGCCTTATCCGCATTATTTTTTATGACAGCATAAGTTCCTATAGAAACTGATGCAGCAACTAAAGTTGATATTCCTATTACTATTATTAAATTACTATCCATCATCGTTGTGCTAATACTGGTGCTCCTCCATCATCATCATCCTCATCTTCGTCATCATCCAATTCATCTCGTAGTGATTGAATACGATCTTGTAAAGATTGATTTAATGGATCTCCTAGATTATGTAACTCAGGTGAGTCAAGTTTAAATCTAGGATCTATTGCGTTTGGTACTCTTGGATCTGGAATAGAATTAAAATTCACAACCAAAAGTTCCTCACCATCTTTTATTCCTTCCAATTCTGGATGCGGAGTAAACTTAGGTTCTTCTTTTGGTTTATCTTCCATTACTCTCCAACCATTCGACATTAGCCTGATTGCAAATATTAAAGCACCAAACCAAGTGATGACAAATATTGCATCTGCTATACTATGTATCATCTACCTGGTATATATCTCTGTGCTTGCTGAACTAAAGGAAGTATTTCTGTCTCTACCTTATCAGCAACTTTATCAATTATACTTATATCTATATCCATAAAAGGTGGTATGATTCCTAACAATCTTAATGTTCCATCAAGAAACAATGCAAGACAAGTAAACCCAAGAATCATACTGATAATAGTTGCTTTAAAATTATGCTCTGCCATTGATTTTTCATCAATTGCTCTGGCCTCAGCAAGAGCATCAGCAACCATCTGATCTACTTCTTCTTTAGTATAACATAAACTTTTAATTGCTTCTTCAGTCATCGTCCTCCCTATGAATGATATTCGTCGAGTACCTCCAATACATTTATTAGGACTCGTTTGGCCGCATTACGTTGCTCCCAGTTCCACTCAGGATACCAACTCTTGTTATGTACTCCATCAATCATCTTATTGACTCTAGAGGTCATGTGGACTTTATCTATACGGCCATTCATAATGTATGTTAGCATGTACCTCTATTTAATGTCAAGACAAAAAAAGGAGGGTCTTACGACCCTCCTTAGTGTTTAAACTATAACCTAATGGATCACATAAGGTTCGCAACGCGAACACGTCTGTAATACTGGTTCTTGTTGTGGGTCAATGCTTCTGCATCTGGTGTTCCTGTTCCTGTTCCGTCCTGAGTAACGAATGGGTTTGCGACCATGCCGTAGCGAGTCTTAAATCCAATCTTAGGTTGGAATGTGGATGGATCCACAGATCTTAACATTTGGAGGGGAACATATGGGCAATAGAATAATCCTGCGTCATATGGTGAAGATCCCTTATAACCTGCAACATAGTAGTGAGTATTAGATACGTTAGCAGAATAAGGATCAACGTAAACCTTAATGCGTCCGTTCATTGTACCTACTAGTAGGTTTCCTGTGTCATCAACATCACCGATGGAAGGTCCACCAGATCCTTGAAGACCTGAAGAGTAGTCAAGAGTACCACTCATAGCAAGAGCAGATGCTACATCAGCAGATGTGATGATGAAGTTGCCCTTTCCTCTACGAGTCTGCTGCGCGATAGCGTTAGCATCTCTCTCGATCTGGAACATAAGTCCCTTGAATTTCTCAACTGACCATCTTCCGTTTGAGTCAACGTCTAGGTCGAATACACCAGCGTTGGCAACGTTGTTCTGAGCACCCTGTTTTGCAACAGTA